CCCTTCCCGCTTAGCGGTGGGGCTGGGCGTTTCGATTTGTGCAACTCAATCAGTGCGGTCACCTCCTCGTGCCGGGCAGCCAAGTGCTTCGCGTGCAAGGCCAGAATCTCTGCGGCTTCCGCTGCCGTGATTTCGCCGTCCTCCAACGCCAGGGCAAGAAACTGGTCAACCCGACCGCGCTTCACAGAAGTACGTAACGAGCGCTGGTGCATGTCTACGTTGTCCAGATCGCCAACCTCAGGCAGGCGAACAAAAACGCCGCCATACATCGCGCAGAGGTAGTCCGGCAAAAATGTGGTTTTGGCTTCAGTCTCAAGCGTGCAGACCTCATCGTCGGTGAGGGGCTTGACGCCTGCCGACTCGTAAATCCGGTTTTTGAAGCGCTTGAGATTCTCTTCGCCAAGAAAGTCAGAGGCGTATGCAAGTCCACCAGGGAATGCATTGGCAGCGGTAATGACGGCTTTGCGACGGGTGTCTAGCACTGGCGATTTCATCGTCTAGTTTTCTCTCGGCGCCGTTGCGCTCAAAATTGGCTCATGAAATGGGCAGCATCCGGCGACGCGACCTTTTTGCGCTTTGGACCGGGAATGGTCTGAGCTCTTCAGCTGTGAAAGAGCCATCTGCGTGTTCAGTTACAAAAATGTCACGGCCAACCTGCAGAGCTTTGTTGAGCGACCCTTGGGACATCCCAAGCAGATTTGCTGCGTTGGTTTGCCCGCGTGCACGAGCAAACTCATCCAGACTTTTTCGGCTCATCTCGCCGATCTCCTTTGTTAAACACCCAACAAGTATCTCCGGCGGAATTTATTTAATCAAGCCCGGCGGCATTTGATTAAATATCGCCGCTAGGAATAATCGTGGAATGAAAAAACGCGAACTCGAAGACTGGGAAAAAGAAGAGTGCTTGGCACTCAAAGCGGCTGTGGATGCCTTCAACACAGGCAAGTCGCGGCGTGACGCCCTGACTCAGGGAAGGATCGCAGATGCCCTAGGCATAAATCAGGGCTCCGTCAGTTCGTACCTGAACGGCTACAACGCACTGAATGCGAAAGTCGCCAGCGCAATTGCCGGATTGATTTCCAAGCCCGTGGAGTCATTCAGCCCTCGACTGGCTGATGAGATTGCGAAAATGGCGAAGTCCAGCTTCGAATCCAATGTCGAGGCTGGCCCCCCCATCTATTCCTCACCTCGCAGAATCAATATCGAAGGCACCGCACAGCTCGGCAGTGAGGGATATTGGACAAGCCTTGACCAGGCAGCTGGCTGGGTTGAGACCTACTCCAGAGATGAGGACGCGTACGCACTCCGGCTCAAGGGTGACTCAATGGCACCAGCGATCCGTAGCGGGTGGGTCGCTGTCTGCGAACCCAATCACCGCCTAGTGCCGGGTGAGTATGTGATGGTCACCACCGTTGATGGACAAAGCATGGTTAAAGAACTTCTCTTCGAGACCGAAGAAGAGGTCAGCCTCATGTCGATCAACACGGCTTACGGCGAGCGGCTGACAGTAGCTCGTGTTGATATCGAGAAAATCCATTACGTAGGGGCAATTCTTGCCCCCAGCAAGGTGCTGGGCAGAATCTAAATTTGAGCCCTTCGATTTGTCTCTAATTCCCCTGGACACCTCCCTCCTGAAGCCCGCAAATTGCGGGCTTTTCTCCGTTAAATAATTGTTTTTAATCGTTAATCTTTAGCGCTTAGGGTTCAAGCCATTCACTGTGTATCCATACAAAAAAAGGAGCAGTGCTATGGCAAAGCCAAAAAACAAACCAACACCGTCAAATTCGTTTGAGCTTCTTGGACTCCGCGTCCAAAAAATCATCAGCGCCCCCGCTGCCCAAAAACGAAAAACGGCAGTCATTTGCAAGGGAGCAGATGAATGCCTTGAGGACTGGAAACGGCTCCTTGAAGAGATAGCAGAAACCGAGCACGTACTAGTGCGTCGAGAAGATGACTGCGTCGCGCGTATCTCTTGGGACCTCCCCGCAAATATCTAGCCCAAAGCAAGCCCGTCCAGCACGGGCTTTTTTTTCATAGACCGCAAATATATCTCCGGCGGCATTGACTTTAAATATACCCGGCGGCAATATTTGTTCGTCGCAGTGAATCACAGCGGCAATACGGGGCCACCCGCCGCTCTTTAACAACCCAATCGATTCAAAGCTGTCAGTGCAAAAAGACTAACGCACCAGGCGTGGGCGACTCCCACCTAAGTGCGCCGTATCTGAGTCCCACTGACAGCCCAATCAGATTTCACTTCATAGCCTTGGCAGCAGGGCCATGTGGGAAATCCCCTCCCCTGCAATGAGGAAACACCATGTTCGGAATGAAAAAGCTCTTCGGCAAACAAGTCGGCAACGCCCAGGCCGAAATGAAGAAGGTAGTTAACCGCGACTTGATGCAGGCCATTGTCGGTGGCGGCCTATTGGTCGCTGCGGCTGATGGTGAGATTGAAGCCAGCGAGGTTTCCAAGCTGGATGAGCTGATTCGCTCCAACCCCAATTTGACGCACTTCGGCGGCGAGATCACCGAAACCATCAATCGTTTTACAGGCCAGTTGAACGCCAACTTTCAAGTAGGTCGATTGGCGATCAAGCGGGAACTGGCCGACATCAAAAACGTTCCGGCCGACGCGGAGGAAGCCTTCGTCAACATTCTTGCCGTTGCCCAGGCTGACGGCCAGATCGAGCCAGCAGAGTTGGTGGTGCTGAAGGAAATAGGCATGCACTTCGGTCTGCGTTTGGCTGACTACGGTATCGAGGCATGAAGTACGCGGCAAAAGTTCTGCTGATCCTGCTGGCACTGGTCATCGGCTGCATGTTGCTGAGCAGCGTAGCCTCTCGGGCCACTTGCTCCTACTACGGCTTCCAGACTGACCGAGAGACCCGCTACGCCGCCTTTGTTGGCTGCATGGTTCTGGTTGACGGAGCATGGTTCCCACGCAATGAAATCCGCGTAGTGCAGTGACGTTTCACTGATGCCGCTTCTTACAAGGCGGCATTGGGAAACCCACTCACGCAAGGAAATGGACAATGTTGATTTTGACTCGTAAAGCAGGCGAAAGCATCAACATAGGCAATGACATCACGATCACCGTATTGGGTGTGAGCGGCCAACAAGTACGCATCGGGACAAGCGCGCCCAAGGATGTCGCTGTGCATCGAGAAGAAATCACGCAGCGCATTCAGGCGGGTTTGTCGAAGCCCGCGATGGCAACACCTGCGATCACTTAAGCAGGTCCTCGTGACACAAACAATGGCCCGGTTCCGATCGGGCTTTTTTACGCCTGCCTTTTATCAATCAGCCCCCTTCCTTGCCCAATAGCCACCAGCAGGAGGTCGGAGTGCTGATGAATACACCTAACCTACCCCGAGGGATCAACAATGCATCCATCATTTCAAGAGCGCGCCGATGAAGTCGGTGAACTGTTGCAACGAACAAAGGCCGCCCGCTCCGGGTTCTACAGTCGTATTGATCGACGAGCCCCAGCCAAACCGGTGCGCTACCAAGTCGCCGGCGGAAGCTTCGGCATGTATCAGATTAAAGACCTCACCACCGGCAAGACTCGCGCCTTCCGTAACGACTACAAGGCCGCTCACGACCTTGCCATGCAGTTTGAAGCCAAGGCCAATCGCCAGATTACGGTGGCGCTATGAAAAAGCGAAAGCCCAACAACATGCGTACCCGGATAGAGCGAGCGAGCCGGGCACTGCTCAATGCCAATCACGTCGCGGTGGTCCACATCGACCCCAGCGGACGCCAAGGGATGATCAACAGGAAGAGCTGCACGAGCATCCCGCCAGGACAACGCATGGCGGAAGCAGTCTGCGACGTTGCCCATCGCTGGACGATCTATGTCAGCGTCCAGTGTCGAGATCAACGCGGGCACCGCTACACTAAATCGGTAGAGGTCGCCCCTCAAGGCAACTATCTGGCCGCGCACCTCGAAGACGTGATCGAGGAAACCTACAAAACCCTGGTCACCGAGAGCAATCCGAATCACCGGGTCGCGTCGGGTTGGATCGCCATTCCCGCCGAAATATCGCTGACTGAAGAGCAAGCCGCCCGGGTGTTCGACGCCGTGGGTGTCTGGAATCAGCAGAGGGCCGCATGAGACACATCAGCAACCAAGTGCGGCAGCGCCGACGACAGACATGGCTGGATCTACCAACCCACGGAATCGAAGAGGCAGACCATGGCCGAGGAACAGCAGGAGCCAACGGCGGAAGCCGTGAAGCAGCGCAGGAAGCGCGAGAAGGAGGCAGTCAAAAACGCTGCCTTGGACATCGAGAAGTTCACGGTTGAGGTGGCCGGTGTGTTCAAGCCGGACCTCATTCGCAGATACGATCACGACCCTACGTGCGAAAGCTCTTCGTCAATGATTCGCTCTGCATTCTTCGCAGCGGTTGTCGCGAACTCGTAACAGACCCAGAAGTCCTGCTCCGTTACAAATGCAGATCCCTGCAAGTTCTCCAGGCAGCGCGCTAATGCATGCTTTATCAAGCCATCATTTAGGACATTGCGAGCTGCCTCTTCACCTTCAACCGCTCGAATGGCAGCCTCGATTTCTTCGATCTGCCCAATCTTTGCCACCAGCGCGACCTTGGCGAACTCATCTCGCTCGATGATTTTGGTCCAAGAGTGATCAACTATCAGCGTTTTCATTAGTAGTCCCCTGTCTTTCGAACTCATACCGGGTCATCAACCAATAGCCCACAAACTCGAATCACGCCAGTCGGCGAGGATGCGCTATGGCCACACAGAACATCGGTGTTACCACAATCGGTTTGGGGAACGACCATTCTTGGTCATCCAAATCAAGAACTCTTTACCTGTAATGGTTATTTTAATTTCTTCATCATCAATAACAATTAGCTCTTTCACAATAAGAAAATTTAAATACGGTTGCATTTCCCATTCGTCCATATGGGGCTTGTTGTTTTCTTTGTGCACCTCCCATTCGCGCTTGGCTTCAGCTAGTGAAACCCCAGTCACACCGCGCTGGTTTAACAACTCCAAAAATTTGATTTGCCCACCAAAAATGAAAGAATAAATATTCTCAAAGTACCAAAGCACTCGCCAGCCGACATCATCACTTAAAAGAAAACTCAGAGCATCTTGATCACTCTTTCCTTCTATTTGTTTTTTCACAATATCTAAAACTATTCCACACGAATGTGGAAACTCCCCATCGGAAACTATTTTTAGTTCACCTTGATTGACTGAAGGTTGAATCTGAGGCAGCGGTGACTCAAGTTCAAATCCATCCGTGCTGACTTTCTTAATTCTAGAAATAACGTTTTTAATTTCATTTTTGAAGAAATAAACCGTAATCAAAAACATGATGAGAGCTGCATGAGGCCAACCTAAACCGCTCCACAGCCCCACGAATAACCGCTCAAACCACTCCCACGTCGCAATTACACCAGCAAGGAATCCAGACCAGCCATCACCGGAATCAGTTGCACCGTTCAATATTATTGCTCCCTACCGACCTCATGTCGGGCCATCAAGCAATAGCCCACAAACACAAATTACGCCACCGCCCGGGCATGCCCCGGCACAGGACGCCCCATGCCCACAGAAAACCAAACCTGTCGCGCCGCCATAGGATGAGCGCACGACGGTGATGAAGCCGGTCATCACCGCCGTGCAGCATGCACTTCGCCAAAACGAAGCAAGAACTTCTATCTAATCTGAAGTTACCGGCTTTCTAGAACGATTCCGCAGGCTGGTAAATCTCTCTTCTGCATCCCGATGTAGTAAGGAAACGTTGTAATCGTAGGTCGATATCAATGGCACAGGCTCCTCATTCCGGGACATATCAAGCCATCGCCTTGTGCGTTCGATGTCGAAGAATTCGTTCTTGAACTTCATCTTCGCAACAAGGTTCGCTGAAACCCTGAAGTGTCCACAACCAGCTGAGCATTTGACCTCTGACCAGTCTCCAGGCGCTCGAACAATCCTGGCGGCAGCCTGACAGATTAAGCACTTCATATTCGATCTCCATATCAGTGACCTATCAACTGTAGCCGATCGTCGGCGAAGGACATCCCCATGCCCACAGAAAACCGACTCACCCGGTTTCACCCAGACCCGCAAGACGCTGATTAGCATCAGCGCAACAGTCGCCGACTTGGCGCCTTCAGCAAACGAAGTGCCACCTCCACTCACCCACCTTCTGCCGCCACCCGCGGCATGGAGACGCTTATGAACATCCAGTTTCTTTCCCACACGGAGGTCTGCGAGCTTACCGGCGCGCGGACCAAGGCAGGCCAGATCCTCAACCTGAAGAAGAACGGCGTCAGGCACACCATTAAGGTGAATGGCTGGCCAAGTGTTACGGCGGTGGCTGTGACGGCGGTCGGTATGTTTGAGCCAGAGAAACCCGTATGGACACCACGCAAGGCTAGCTGACATGGGACGACGACCAAGCAAGCCTGGATCAATTGCCCGGCTGAGAGAACGCAAGAAAGCCAGCGGTCGGGTTTTTTATTATTACGACACCGGCGGCAAGGACCGCAAAGAGATCCCGCTCGGCAGCGATTACGGTCTGGCGATCATGGAGTACGCGAAACTTGAGCGCGATCGCACCACCACCGATCTGGTGGCCAAGGTGATCACCTTCCGTTACGTGGCCGAGAAGTACCTAGTCGACGTGGTGCCATCGAAGAAACCAGCAACGCAAAAGGACAACGTTAGGGAGTTAAAAAACCTGATGTCATTCTTCGACGATCCGCCGGCCCCGCTCGAAACTATCCAACCGCTGCACGTCCGCCAGTACCTGACTTGGCGCAAGGCCGCGCCAGTGCGTGCCAACCGGGAGAAGGCCCTGCTCAGTGCAATCTGGAACTTCGCCCGGGATACCGGCTACACAGCGCTCGCCAACCCCTGCTCCGGGATCAAGGGTAACAAGGAAACGGGGCGGGACATCTATATCGAGGATGCACTGTTCAAACGTGTGTACGAGAAAGCAGATGCGGGCCTTCGAGATGCGATGGACCTTGCTTATTTGACTGGCCAACGGGTGACCGATACTCGATTGATGGATGAGCGAGACGTCCGCGAAAGGCAGATATGGGTGCTGCAGGGCAAGACAAATGTCAAACGGCGGATTGAAATCACCGGAGAGCTGAAGGTTTTGATTGATCGGATCATGTCCCGAAAGTCAGAACATAAGGTCCGCTCGACGCGGCTGATCGTTACAGAGGATGGCACACCAATGTCGGTGGCGATGTTGCGGGGAAGATTTGACTTGGCCAGGGAAGCAGCCGGGGTCGCAAAGTCCGAGTTCCAAATGCGCGACCTGCGCGCTAAAGCTGGCACGGACAAGGCCGAATCAAGCGGTGACATTTTGCAGGCCAGGGATCAACTTGGGCATACGACCGTTGTAATGACCGAGCAGTACATCCGCAACAGGAAAGGGAAAAAAGTCTCGCCAACCAAGTGAATTGCGGACCAATCCGATAATTGCGGACCAGAAACGAACAAGGGCTTGCCCAGCTTTCGCTCGCAAACCCTTGATTTATATGGTGCCCGAAGCCGGAATCGAACCGGCACGCCCTTACGAGCGGGGGATTTTAAGTCCCATGCGTCTACCAGTTTCGCCATTCGGGCGGTAGCGCGGTGAAGCGTCCAGGTTT